ATGACTGCGAACAGACTACTCAGGGCCGTCCCTTTCATCTGTTCTATCGCACGTTGGATATCTCTATAGTGGCCAGGTCAAGACACCTGGTGTCATCAGTCAATTTAGTGTGCTAACCATCCATAGTGGAAAGGCCAGAACAACATTTGTAATACATTTGGGGCACAATGATAGAGCCCAATACATAAATAAGAATATAGACTGACTATTATCATCAGCCTCTTTACGAATAAATCATACGATTGTTGTTCACTCATTACATTACCTCACTTTTAATTGGTGGGCATTTAACTTGTGTATAAGTGTTACGAACTTCATGAGATTTAATATAAGGATATTCTTCATGAGCATAAGAACCTGAGTTCATACGATCAGCAAGATCATCAGCATAGTCTTGAGCTTCACCTTCAGTAGTAAAGATAGCTTGAATACATGGGTCAAGATATTGATCATGAGATTTAGTGAATTTAACAGTGTCTGAATATACAATAAAGATAGTCATTTTATTTCCCCTGATTGGTATAAGTTTATTATAATAAGATACGTGAGTGTGCACGCACGATGGGCAATACACACTCGCTCTATATCAACGAACAAAAGCCCCGCAGGGCTCCCCCTTAGGCGGCAATTTGGATGTCAAAAGACTCTGCCTTAGCAGTAGTGACATACATAGTTGATAGCTCTTCAGCAGTAAGGTCAGTAACATTATGAGAGTTGTTATTCTCTATCTCATAAGAGATGCCATTATCAGAAGGCATTGTTACGCCTGTGAAGAACACAGTACAGGTACGATTAACTTGCTCACCAGCTTCAGTGACAAAGTTCCAGCGAATCTTGAATAGTTCGCCCTTAGTAAGTGTAATTGTTGTCATATCTTTCCCTTTCATTGGAATTGAAATTAACGGAAATTCGGAATTGAAAATCCGATTCATAGGGGTATGTGGCAAGTATTTAGCCACACATACAAATTCTATAATTTTTGAAACCTCTTGCTTTCTAATCTTTTTAATTCTAAATTACTGATAGATATGGATAACAATAACATCAACCTCAAAAAATTTTTTCAATATTTTCCAGAGTGCTAACTTGGGAGGATATGATTATACTATTGGTGGCTTCTCTACTGGGTATGGCCATGGACCGCATGGAGGATATACCGGTGTGTCCCCATTATTGTGCAGCAGATCATATGCATTCGTTTCGCTTTCCGACGCCCGAAGGGCAAGGAGGAAAGTGGGATTGTCAATCCGATTATTACGCAGACTGTGTAAAAGAGTTAGAATTAGCTCTAAGTCCCTGATATTACAGGTAGTTAACAGAATAAAAAAAGTTATTGCATTTTTAAGTTAAAGTATATAATATATATGGTATAAATAGGAGGTTATTATGAAGACTTACGTTTTAACTATAGAGTATAATGAAGAAACGGAGGAAATCGAGTATATCTCAGAGGAGATACTTGAGGATCATACTACCTTCCACTATAACAACATAGATGTATCAGAGTATTGGGATGAGGAAACATTAGAACTACTCGCTAACGGGTACATCTTCGGAGAGAGTTAAGGGTTTTAATAATTCTTTTTACGCAAACAAGCGTTTGCTAAAAGAATTGAAGTTTACAGGAATGGTTTACAGGATAATAGAAAGGATACTGTGATGGACCAATATGAGATAGAGCAATTAGTAGGTAATCTTACTAAGTCTATTGAGGATTTAACATACAGGATATACACAATGGAAGACAGCTTGGCGCAAATTAATGCGGAAGTTGAAGAACTGAAAGAACCACAATTGGAGGAAGAGAATGCCTAGTTTAGATGGATACAGTTTAAATGAAAAGATAGATAAGCTAAATTTAGAGGTAAAAGAAGAGATAGTGAAGTTAAGGGAGGATTTTACTGAGCTATATAAGTATATGAAAGAATTACAACAAAAGGAGATCAAAGTTGAAGCTAAAAAAGAAGCCAAGCCAAAAGCCGGTAAAAAAGAAAAAGCCTCAACCGAGAAAGCCTAAATACGGTTATTAAGGAGATATAATGGCAGGTATAGAAGATAAGATATTGGAACAGATGATGCTGCAAGATGAAATATCAGGCATGAATGCCTTTTCTCAGCGTGAGCAAGAAAAGGGTCATGGATATGACTATATGTTTGATGAGCGGACTGGTTATGATAAGACTGAATATAATAGGTTTCATCAGTCTATGCCGTTCTATAAAGAGGCTAGAGATAAGTATGTCAGTAGGGATAGACAAAAATTTGGACGACTATCTTTCGAAGACTATGTAATGGGACTAACCCCAGAAGAAGGTTATATTACTTCCCTTGGTTCAGATGAGCCCTCTGAGGCAGCTTTAATGTGGAATGAAGCTTTTGGTGAGGATACTGAGCTAATGAAGAGAGCTGCATTGCATTATGGATCTATGTCTAATGTAAATGATTACCCCGATAAGAATACTGCTCCTTACCAGGAAGCGAAAAATAGTTACAAACAAGGAGAATAGATGGCAACATTAACACCAACACTAACATTAACAGGGACTGCAGCCGACTTTGGGGCTGATTTATCTGTTTCGGAGACGGATGCTATATCCGTAGGAGCACCTATTATAGGTGTTAGTACTCATGCTGTAACAAATGTAGGGGCTGACAATATTATTGCAGCATCAGCAGATAGCACTAAACTAGTATATGTAAAGCATACAGGAAAAGATGCTGGTGGGTCTGATGTTACTACAGATCTCACAATAGAAACAACAGGAGATGTACCATTCGGCAAGCTTAATGCTGGTGAATTTGCATGGATCCCTCACTATAATGGAACTTCAGGAGTGCAATTACAGGCAAGTTCAGGAACTATTGTTGCTGAATATGCAGTTTTCTCTCATACATAATGAGAATCTACCGTGTTAATGGTATAGAGCATAAAGTTTACGAGTCTGATGACATCCTTCCGGATGGGCTGATTGTTCAGTCGGACTGGAGGAAAGGGGTTGTCGGGGACTGGGTAAAAGCTGATGATGACTGTGTCTTGGAGGTATTACGCCAAGGCACTATGAAGCGTCAGAAGGGGAAGAAGCGAGAGGTTGCTTATGTTGGTACATGTACTGGGACATTCCCTGCCTATAGTGGTACCAAGATGGATACTTCTCGAAGATTAAATATTTATTCATTTGGAGGCGGTAAGCTTGCAGATGATGTACTAATACAAAGGGAGAACCTGTCTAAATGTGAGCAGGTTTTTGTTGTTTATTTAGCATCTGGGTTATGTGCACAAGATGCATATATGCGCGCATACCCCACTAATGATCCTGGATACGCAAAGTTTAAATCAGCACAGCTAGTTAAGACTAGCAGAATAAGGACAGCTATGAAAGAAGAACTTAAGCCAGTTTTAGAAGAGCTAGATATAGACGAGAAGTTTATTCTTAATAACATCAAGGAGGTTATTCTCTCATCTGAAAAAGATGATACTCGCTTAAAAGCTCTTTTTAAGCTGGCTGATATTATGGATATGGAAGATAAGACTAGGACTAGTACAACAACATTAGCCGTAGGCGCATTTAAAGGTTTTAGTGAAAATGCATTAGATGAGGTTCAGAGACCTAAAGAATTAAATGGCTAACATTAACCTTAATAATGTTTCTACGATGGAAGAACAGCTACTGCTTGCTAAGAACGACCTTATTGCATTCGGTAAGTTATTTTTACCAGATGACTTTATGCGATCAGAGACTCCCTTCTTTCATTATGCCGTTGCTGATAAGCTAAACGACCTATCTATTAAGCAGCTAGCAGTAGTATTGCCTCGTGGTCATGGGAAGACAGTACTGACTAAGTGCAGTTTATTGCATGATTTTGTCTTCGCAGAAGATCCATTATTCTACGGCTGGGTGGCCGCTTCAAGTAAAATTTCAGTACCAAATTTGGATTATGTAAAATATCATTTGGAATATAACGAAAGGTTTTCGTATTATTTCGGCGATGTTAAAGGGAGAAAATGGACAGAAGATGATATTGAACTTAAGAACGGTTGTAAACTCATTAGTAAATCTAACCTTTCTGGGATACGTGGAGGTGCTAAACTACATAAGCGCTATGACCTCATTGTTCTTGATGACTTCGAAGATGAAAACAACACAGGGACGCCTGAAGCTAGGTCGAAGATTGCTAACTTGGTTACTGCTGTTGTGTTTCCTGCTCTTGAGCCTGGTACTGGTCGTCTTCGTATCAATGGTACGCCTGTTCACTTCGATGCTTTTGTTACCAACATACTTAATGGGTATAATAAAGCACAAACTCAAGGGGAGCATTTTTCGTGGGATGTAATCACTCACAAGGCTATAATGGAGGATGGTACTCCTTTATGGCCCTCATGGTTTGGCCACAAGGAAATGGAGCGAAAGAAAAAGTTTTATGCGGACAATGGAGTTCCGCAAAAGTTCTATCAAGAGTATATGATGGAGGTGCAGAATGAAGCGGATTCTATCTTTAATAGGAACCATATTAAGCACTGGGATGGCAGCTTTTATAGGGATGAAGACACAGGCATTTCGTATGTTAGGACTGCTGAAGGTGATGAGCTTCCCATTAATGTCTTCGTGGGGGTTGACCCTGCTACTGATAGTACTCGTAGGGACAGTGATTTTAGTGTGTTACTCGCTTTGGGCGTCGATTCTAACAATAACTGTTATGTACTTGATTATCTCAGGAAGCGGTCTTTACCTGTCTTGGGGATACCGGGAGATAACAAAAAAGGGATTGTTGACTATATATTTGACTATAATAAAATATATAGCCCAAACTTATTTTGCATTGAAGACACAACTATGTCGAAGCCAGTTTTTCAAGCTATTAATGCAGAAATGCGTAGGCGTAACGACTTCACTGTTAAATATACAGCAGAGAAGCCGGGTAACAGAATGTCTAAAAGGGATAGGATACAAGAAATATTGGCACAAAGGTTTGCAGTTGGTTCAGTCAAAATTAAAAAGGATCATTACGATTTGCACCAAGAAATAATTACATTTGGCCCTAGAATGGGCCATGACGATACTATTGATGCATTAGCTTACTCATGCAAGTATGCGCATCCCCCAAACTCTATGAAGAAGAATGATGAGGGTGTGTGGAGAAAGAGTGTACCTAAGCCTAAGAATTGGGCATTAGCATGAATGATTTCGCATTAAGGGATCTTTATACTGCCTTTGGAATGGAGTCATCGTTCGGAGAGGATACAGCCACCCATCCATATTTTTTAAAAACGGGCATGCAAAAAGAGTCAGCATGGAGTGCTAAATATAGAGGACCATTCCAAATGTCTAGAGAAGTGCAACAAAAGCATGGGTTGAGTGATGACGATGTATTTAGGCCTGATAAGGCTGTAGGCGCCTATATTAATGAAACAAGCGAGCTAATGCGCAATGATGAGTCATGGGCTGCATGGGAAATAGATAAAAGGGCAGAAGATTTAGGATTAGATAGGGGTCTTTTAAGATATCTAGTATGGCAGCAAGGAAGATCTGGGGTTATTGATATTATAACAGCGGCTTCACATGATATTGAAGGTGGTTATAATAGCACTATATATAAAAACAAGAAGGTAGGAGTGACGTCAGGAAACCTTGGAAAGACAGTTAGGAAGAACATGGCAAACAATGTTTCTGGGTTAGACCCAAATGAAGAAAGTGGAACTAAATATGCACAAGCATATTTGATGAAGCTTAATGAGAAGTGGGCTAAGCGCAAAGAGGAGAGTTATGATAAGTTTCCGGCTAGCGCGATTGAGGCTACCATGAATCAAGGAGGGAAATTTTAATGCCTGATATATTTACATTAGAAGATTTAACAGAAAAAATTCCATCCCAACGAGAAAAAGATGTGGATGAGCCAGAAGAAGAGGAGTAATAAATGGCAAATTTAAAATTAGAAAATAAAGAGACGATAAGCGTTGCTGGTAAAAGAGTAAGCAATACCAAGAGTCATAACATCTCTGGTATTAATAATGTATATCAGGAGACTATTAAGTTAGATAAAAGGCCTGCATCTTATACTTATCTTTATGTAGCAGCTGTTCCTCCTGGTGGAGCTGATGATAAGTCTGTTTATATAGAAGCATATACAGATAGATCATTTACTGCTCTTGGTGGTAATGGAGTTGCAAATACTACAGTAACTTTAGACGCTCCAGTGGACCCAACTGTTATAGGCCAAGTTGGAGTTACCCCTATTGCTCCAGATTTAAGAATTTCAGGAACTCAGATTGCAACAGGTGATACTCATGATGATGGAGCTGATGATAGAGTTATAAGTGTTAGTGGTGACCAGACATTTGTAGTAGGTGCTGCGACAGGAACTCAACAAAAGGATCAACTTACATTTTTTGGAAACCAGAAGGCTTTATCGGCTACTATAGTCACTGGTCAAAAATATATTACACATTCTCATGTTCCGGCAACAGATATTAAAGTAGGGATGAGAGTTACAGGGACTAACATTGGGACTAATGCTGTAGTTACTAAGATAGTAAGCAATGTTGAATTTGAAGTAGATGTTGCATCTACAGGAAGTGATACTAATGATATATTTATTTCAGATACTATTAAAGTAACTTTTGATGATGATGTTACTCAAGCAAATAGCACTAAACATATAGCTGG